AGAATTTTTAATTCTGTGTGTTCTGTTTTGGCTTTTTTCCCCGAAAACCGTTTGGTATTAGTAGTAGAGTAATTTACGTATAGTCCCTGGAGGTCGCTGGGGAGCACGGGATGTTGAGGGTATAGTGTATCGTTATGATTATATCCTAGACATTACCTCACTGTGGGCGATACGCCTTAGGCGTCCCATACGTGAATCTTACTTTGCCTTGAGTTAAAGAAGTAATGTAATCGATCAATTCTTCTTTTGAGCTGAAAACATGCTTAACCGACATGATTTCTAAATTGGCAGTCTCAAATCAGACTATAAATATTTTACCACCCTTTTACTATCTTGACATTTAGCAATAAATATTAATCAATTGAAATAGAAGTGTAGTTTTATCCAAATCCTCTTGTAATCATAGATGAAGACTTTTTGAAGTCTAGAGATTCTTTTGATTATAAGCAAAGGCTGGAATGAAATTTGCACGCAACAATTCTAAAGTAAACCTGAATGTTTCCTTTGATTATATTTAGAACTTTTTGTTGAGAAGCATGCCAGGAATATTTTCCCTGTTTGTGGTACAGACGTGAAACACCTGTATTATACAAATATATTATGAATCCTGGAATAGACATGTAACGAGTATACTCAATTTTGAGTAGTGCCGACTCGTAAGAAAATATAAAGCACACGTTTCCCCCGGTTAGTCAAAACTTGACTCGTTGACTACCCGGTTTACTCTGGTCGCCTTTTCATTCAACACACAAATTTTTATCGACTCGCAAGACGAAGAAGTGCATTGTTTACAATGTCCTTATTGTTCTACTTTGTTCGACCCTGAATTTCCTGAGTGCCTTGAAGAGCACTTAGCTGAATGTGGACCAGCGTCCCCTCATGGACGCTTCCGCCGTAATATTCCTATTTTTGATTTCGATACTGAAATCTATTCATCTTATGTATCTGATTCGGAAAGTGAATCTGATTCCGATGATTATTATAATATTCCATTAGACCAGGCTTCACCTACCATGTCTAGTTATTCTAGACCTGAGAGTGTTGAAGTTCCCGATATTGACGACACTCTTTATTCGATTCCTGACGAATCCGAACCTGAGTGCGACAACTACGTTGACTTCCCTGAATATGTTGAAGAAAGTCTCTTTTTGAGAGAACTTCGTATTCAATCCATTCAACGAGATATTGTTTCTAAACAGAAACAAGATGTTCTCGATGAGAAAGATGTTTTTCACAAAAGTGATGCTCCTAACGGATTGCGCAACAATCGTTTTGTGCGCAATGCTCTTCGACGCTATCAATTTTCCACATATGATGAATTGTGTGCAAACACAAATTGTCCTTTATGTTCTAATTCTTTCTCTGAATGTACTTGCAAACACAATTTTGAAGTTCAATCTGTCCTTACAGACATGAGTGACTTCCTCCTTGGATCTTCCATTCCAAAGGAGTATGTCAAAAATCTTCTTATTGATGTTTCTCTTCTTATTCTTCAAATTGTAAATTCAAAAAACAAGATTGGCATTTGTGCATCTATTGCAACATTTTGCCGCGCTCGTTCAAATGATTTTTCAAATATTTCGCTTTTTATCACTCTTCTCAGTGATATGTTCTTCGAAGAATTCCCATCCTTTGAAGCACAATCTAATGTAGAAGATTTTTTCGAAGGTGCTCATGACATTATGAATACCTTTGATAATATTCAAAAGCTTCCTATTTTCCAAAAACTGAGGAAAATCATTTTATTTTCTCTATCCTTTTCCATTTTTTCCAAAATGGGGATCGATTTTGATTCTGTTGGTTATTCTCGTATGGAAAGTGATTCTATCCGCCGTAAGCACAAGTCTCATACCAACTTCCTTCGAAGTATACTTGATCTTGTTCTTTATGTTTGCGAACAAGGATATATGATCTACAAGTTTAATGACTATTCAGGAGTTCTCCATTCGAGTAAATCTTATGGAAAATTCTTTGATAAAGTTATGAAACTTAAAGGTCAATTTCCTTTTTTGAGTAATCCTGAACCCTCTGGTTTTTCTGAATCAGAGTTTTTGGGTGATCTTAATTCCACTCGCGAAGAAGGACAGAATCTTCTCAAATTATTCAAAGTTAGGAAAGATATTTTTGATGATAATGATCTTAAAAAACTTAAATTTTTGATAAGTGATCTTGATTCCATGTGGAACCAATATCACACCAAAACTGCAGCTGCTAAGACGCGTAAGCCTCCTTTGGCAGTTTTATTATATGGTGAAAGTGGTGTTGGAAAAAGTTCAGTCAAAGATATGTTAGCTGAACATTTTTGCAATGTTACTGGATTACCATCGGGTGATGAATATAGATATGTTCGAAACCCAGCTTCAGATTTTTGGGATGGTTTTTCAACTCAGCAACACACAATTATCTTAGATGACATTGCTTATCTTCGACCAAGTGCGTGTTCTGATATTGATCCCACTCTTAAAGATCTTATTCAATTAATCAATCCCACCCCGTTTGTTCCAAACCAAGCTTCTTTGGAAGATAAAGGTAAAACACCTTGCCGTCCTCGTTTGGTCATTGGAACCACTAATGTTATTGATCTGAATGCCAATATGTATGTTTCACATGCAACGGCTATTCAGAGGCGTATGCCTTATATTATCATTCCCTCTGTAAAGAAGGAATATTCTAAAGCTGGCGGTGCTTTGGACACTTCCAAAGCACCACTATTCGACGGATATCCTGATTTGTGGACTTTTCAAGTTAAAGAAGTTAAAAGTCGACATATTTCCCGATCTCACGAAGGGGCTGACATTGTCACTATCCCCGGATGTGAAGAGATGGATCTTAAAGAATTTTTGGAGTGGTACAATGGCATTATTTTTGAACATGAAGATAATCAAAATAGAATGCAACAGAGTACGCTTAATATGAAAAACACAAATATTTGCAAAGAATGCAAGATCCCTGATTATATGTGCACATGTGTCGAAAAACAAAGTGCCATCTCTGATTTTGGATCTATGCTGACAGGCATATCTTTGATGATTTTCCTTTTGCGAACACTCCTTAAAGATTATTTATTTTATACAATTATTAAATATATAACTAATATTTTCGATTTTTCAGGTTTGAAAAATCGTATCTCTAATTTATTTTCTTTTAGAAAACAATCTCCTCGTGAAGCATTTTGTGCTATCGGCTCTAAAGCTGAAAGCATACTAAAGAGACCATCTTTTTTGATTGGTCTCGCTTCTGCAATCTGTGTAGGAATTGGTTTTGTGAAATTTTCTTCTTGGACTTTTAATTTTCAAGGAGCTAAACAATCCAAACCAGTTCCTCATGCCTTTGAACGTGAAAATCCCTGGATTAAATCATCTAGTAGTGATGCATCCAAGGAAGGTTCTAAGCAGGCAAAATGCGTCGGAAAACAAGACCTTGAACATGTTCTCCGCCTGCTCTCTAAAAATATCTATAAGATGTTTTGTGAGATTGGTGATGATGATCAAGGTTATTTTGGTTACCTTACTGGTATGATTGGCAACAAGTATATTGCTGTTAATCACACCATTCCTGAAGGAGGTTTCTTCATGAAGGTAACTAAAGAAGATTTTCATAAATCCGGAGTTGGTTCCACCCGACGTTTCTGGGTTGATGAATCCCAAGTTATTCGATATCCAGAACGCGATTTGTGTATTTTACAAATAACGTGTCTTCCTCCTACCAGAGATATTACACCATACTTGCCGCCTGAGACTTTTTCAGCTTCGGCACCTGGTGCTTTGTTGTCTCATTCTGGAGGTATCATGATGTCTGTGGACAAATTGGAGAAGAATTCAAGCATTCATAAATCTTTATTGCCTAAACTCAATGAAGTTTGGATGAACCATGTTGAGCAACCCACCACTGTTGGTGATTGCGGTAAACTTTATGTTCATCTTGGACCTCAGGGTCCCCAGATTGTTGGAATTCACATTGCTGGTAAGCCAGGTGATACCCTAGCTCTAGCTACCCCTATTTATGATACTTTAGATTTCTCAGATCATGGGCCAATTCAGGGTTTCCCTGAAATTTCCGCTCCATCTGCGTATCGTACACTTTTTGAATTACATCCTAAAGCTCCTGTTACCTTCATTCCTGAAGGTACAGCTGAAGTTTTTGGATCATTTCAAGATTCTCGTGCGAATATGAAATCTCGAGTTGATATTTCTCCTATTGCTGAGCACTTGAATGAGAGTGAGTACCCTGTAACTCATACTAAACCAGATCTCAAGTCTTGGAGACCTAAAAATATTGCACTTACAAAAATGGTGAAGAAACCTGAAAATTTCAGGCAAGACATCATTGATGTAGTTAAAGATTCTTATTTACAAGATATCTTATCTAAAGTTCCGCAAGATCAAATTGATGAACTTCATCCATATGATGATTTCACAGCCCTCAATGGTGCTGCTGGAGTTGCGTATGTTGATTCCATCAATAGATCTACTAGTGCTGGGAATCCTTGGAGAAAGAGTAAAAAACACTTTCTTCTCCCGGGTGATCCTTGTGATCAAGCCCCAAATCCAGTGGAATATTCAGATGAGATTAAAGAACGTATTGCTATGCTAGAGGAAACTCTCAAGCAAGGTTATCGTTCTCATCCTGTCTTTTGTGCTCATCTTAAGGATGAACCTGTGACTCATGCCAAAGCCGAAATCGGCAAGACTCGAGTTTTTACAGGCGCTCCTTGTGATTTCTCACATGTGGTCAGGAAATATTATCTGCCTCTTGTGCGTTTGCTTCAAAATAATAAATTTGCTTTTGAAGCTGCTCCTGGTACAGTAGCCCAAAGTGTAGAATGGGGCGATATTTATCGCTACTTAACACAATTCGGTGAAGACAGGATCGTTGCAGGAGACTTTGCAGGTTATGATACCAAAATGTATTCTTCTCTCATGCTCGCAGCTTTTGATATTCTCATTACTCTAGCAAAAGGAGGACAATATGATGATGAAGATGTCACTGTCATGCAAGGATTAGCTGCTGATATCAGCTTCCCTTTGATTGATTTCTTTGGTGATTTGCTCCAACTTGATGGAACGAATCCCTCTGGACATCCTCTCACTGTCATTATCAACAGTTTGGTGAATAGCCTGTATATGAGGTATATGTATCTCATTTTGAACCCTGAAAAGGAAGTTCGTAGTTTTCAAGAGAATGTGAAACTTATGACTTATGGTGATGATAATATCATGGGTATCCGCAGGGGTATTGATTGGTATAATCACACTTCTATCTCACAAGCTTTTGGTCAGCATGGTATTCAGTACACTATGGCTGATAAACTTGCAGAAAGTGTTCCATTTAGTCGTATCGAAGAATCAAATTTCTTGAAACGCAATTGGCGATATGAAGCAGATATTGGAGACTTCATGTGTCCCCTTGAAAAATCTTCAATTGCCAAATCTCTTACAGTCTGGAATTTTTCCAAGACTGTGAGTCAACCTGAGCAGGGAGTGGATATTATATCCTCCGCTGTGCGTGAATACTTTTTCCATGGTCGTCCTATCTTTGAAGAAAAGACAATCATGCTTAAAGAAATAGTCTCCAAGTTGAAATGGGATCTCTACGTGAAGCCCTCCACATTTCCTTCTTGGGATGAACTCTGCAAGCAATGGCAAGAGAGTTCTCGCAAAATCAAGGGCCAGTGATGGTCCTATTGGAAACCAAAATCTAAATAAGTATATAGTTACCTAATTATTAATATTTATAAATCTAATGACTTGTCTTAGTAATTAATGGATATATTTATTAACGTCACCAGAGCGATCCTCAAAGTCCCTATTTAGGGAAGGGTTAAGGTTACACCCATTCTAGTCCTTAGTATTGAAATGATTATGGGTTAATTCACTTCAATTATTTACCACCCGCTGATACTAATAATATGCAAGGAGATGTGGCAACTCCAGAACAACCACATGATGTTTTGACCACTCAGGCCGAAACTGTTCAACAAGAAGTTATGAATTTTAATGATTCATCTCCTCAAGAAGAACTTACTTTTAATTATATTCAAGATCCCACATTTGATGATGGCAATGCGCAAGATAGCTCTTTACAAGACTTCTTTTCACGCCCTGTCAAAATTGCTAATATTGTTTGGGCTGAGGGTGCTTCCCTCAATACCCAAATTGAACCGTGGTATCTTTATTTTAATAATCCTTATGTTAAGAAGAAGGTCGATAATTATGGCCTTCTTCGATGTAACCTTAAAGTTAAATTGATGATTAATTCATCCCCGTTTTATTATAGTTTAGGCATGCTTTCTTATAAGCCTCTTGCCAACCTTACTGGGCACGACCTTCCTGTTGGTGCCACCCCAATCACGCGTTTGATGGCATATTCACAACGACCTAAGATTTTCTTTTCTCCTCAAGATTCTCAAGGTGGTACGATGACGCTTCCATTTTTCCATTATAAGAATTGGCTTCGTGTTAATGAAGCTAATGAATTTACGGATATGGGTCGTCTACATATTGACTCTTATACAGAATTAAGAAATTCTAATGGTGTCGCAGGTGGAAATGTATCTATTCAAATTTATGCTTGGGCTGAAGATGTTAAGTTATCTGCTCCCACAGCTGGTTTAGCATTACAATCTCAAATTCAGACTTTTTCTGAATATTTAGATGATAGTGCCGATCTCTGTTTTTTGTGTGAAGAAAGTATTGATTCATGCGAGTGTGAAATGAATACAATCATAGATTCTTCCATGCGCTTGGCTTGTGATCACCAAACTTATGGTTGCTTCAGAGCAGCCTCCTCACTACTTAAATCTGTTTCTCGTATTTTTATGAAGAAACGATCTTATCAACCCGTATCCGAATTTGCTTTGCAATCAGGTGTTTCGAATTTCATTTCACGACAAGGTAATAATGTCATGAATCTAATTAAAGAAACAACTGGTGTTAAAGATGAATACGGTAAGGGTCCGGTCTCCAAAGTTGCATCTAATATTGCATCCTTTGCAGGAGAATTAGAGAATGTACCTTCCATTAAACCTTTTGCTACAGCTACTTCATTTGTTGCTGAAGCTACGGGTCGCATCGCATCATTCTTTGGGTGGAGTAATCCCCCAGTTATTGATGATGTACATGCTTATAGGTCCACTATATTCCCCAATTTCTCCAGTCCGGAAATTTCTAATCCTACGGAAAAGTTGACTCTTGATCCCAAGAATGAGCTCACAGTTGATTCCCGAACTGTTGGACTAGATGGTACTGATGAATTGACCATCCCATCCATTACACAGCGCGAGAGTTATCTTGGTTCATTCGGAATGACTCAGGCCAATGCTTCAGAGACCTTACTTTGGTCAGCTGCAGTACGTCCAGGTCAATCTTGGTTTGACAGTACTCTCAATGCTTGGGCCGCCACTCCAATGGGTCACATTTCACAGATGTTCCAATATTGGAGGGGCGATCTCATTTTCCGCTTTAAATTTATTGCGACCAAATATCATAATGGTCGTGTTATTATTTCCTGGGATCCATTTACTGATATCACTGCAATTACTGACAGTGAAACAGTGAATTATACCCAGGTTTACGATTTGTCTGATGGATGTGATGTTGAAATGCGTATTCCATATATGCAAGAAACACCCTTTCTCAAGACATTCGAATTTGTTACTAAATATAGCAGTATTACACCTCAAACAGGTGTGCTCAATTTTGATAATGGTGCTCTTACCGTTCGTGTTCTTAATGAACTCACGGCACCAGATGCATCATCAGGTATTGATTGTGCTGTATTTGTACGAGCTGCAGACAATTTTGAATTGGCTGCACCTCAAGATATCCCTAAATATTCTTATTTTGAACCTCAATCTAAGTTGGTCTCTTTCCAACTTCAGTCTGAGGTGACCAAGGAATCCTCTCTGGAGACTTCTCGTATGACTCAACAAACTGATCCCGTAGACCATTTATATATGGTGAATATGGGAGAAAGAGTTAAGTCTATTAGAACTCTCCTCAGGAGGAGTGCTTGGTCTTCTACTATTAGGCATCAAGATATTGGAACAGGAACAGCAAACGTTGAATGCGTTACTCTTTCTGCAGTCCTTTCTCGATACCCATTACAATTTGGCTATGATATGCAGGGTGTACATCAGACGAGCACAACAGCTCGTTTTAATTACACTAATGTGCATCCCATGGCCTATGTAGCTCCTTGTTTTCTTGGTCAGAGAGGTGGCACTGTCATTTCTGTTAATCCTTCAACTGATGAAGGAGTCAACAACTTGACTGTGAACCGCTCCCAAAGGACAAGGACTACTGGTAATTATAAGGAAATTTCCAGTATTAGTACTGCGAATGATTCCGTTATTTCTAGAACTATTTTGAACTCCAAGATGCCAGAAAATCTGGCTGGTGGTTCAATAACTAATATTAGAACAGCTGCTGGACTTCAGTGTCATGTTCCATTTTATTCTCGTTATCGTTTTGATGACACCGATCCTGCTAGATTCCGTATAGGTAATTCTACCTTAGGAACCAACACAGATAGTGTTTCTTTAGGAACAAACTGTGCAGGAACAGCTGTCAAAATCAATAATACTCGATACGATATTTATTATGGAGCAGGTATTGATTACAACCTGTTCTTCTATCTAAATGTGCCTGTTCTGTATGATCAATCGACCATACCTCCGGCACTTTAATATTTTAAACCAAAAAGGTTACGTGTATGTTGCGTCTCCTTCTCCCATTGGGAGTTTGTAAAGCACACCGAGCCATCTTATGATGGCCATTTTCTAACATTGTTTATTCAGCAAGGTTTCAACTGGCCATCGATGGCCAGGGAATTGCCCCTTGTGAATAAGACATAAAATTTAAATGTTGGTGTCTGC